GGATCTAACGATTCAACTAAATAAAAGACAGGGGAAATCAACCTATAGTTTTTGAGGCGAGCCTTAGGGGAAGTCCCGGTAAGAAGTATATATTTGGCGTTGATCCAGCTTCAGAAGTTGATAACTTTAGTATTGTTGTTCTTGAAGTAAACCCTGACCACAGACGTATTGTACACTGTTGGACAACAAATAGGTCTGAACATAAAGAAAAGGTCAAAAGGGGATATTCAAAAGAAAGCGACTTTTATGCGTACTGTGCTAGGAAGATAAGAGATCTTATGAAGATCTATCCATGTATACACATCGCTATGGACGCACAGGGAGGCGGTATAGCGGTCATGGAGTCTTTACACGACTCAGATAAGCTACAAGACGGAGAAGTGGCTATATGGCCTGTTATAGACGACGACAAAGCTAAGGACACAGATGACCATAGAGGTCTACATATACTTGAAATGTGTCAGTTTGCAAAGTACGACTGGTTATCCGAAGCAAATCACGGGCTAAGAAAAGACTTTGAAGATAAGGCTATATTATTCCCAAGGTTTGATGTTATAACACTTGGAATATCTAACGCTGAAGACGGACTTAAAGGCAGAGTGTTTGACACCTTGGAACAATGCGTTCTTGAGATAGAAGATCTAAAAGACGAACTTACAATGATACAGATAACTCAGACAGCCAGCGGTAGAGATAAGTGGGATACGCCGGAGACAGTTATTGGGACTGGTAAAAAAGGTAAGCAAAGAAAAGACCGCTACTCATCATTGATAATGGCTAATATGGCCGCAAGAACCCTAGCTAGAATGCCAGAAGCCAGCGTCTATAATTTTTACGGAGGCTTTGCAACCATGGAAAAAACAGAGAAAAAAGGAGACATGTACTCAGGCCCAAGTTGGTTTACGAACTCCGTAGAAGATATTTATTAGATTTAAAAAATATTGTGTATAATGTATTGTAAACATTCACAATGCATTTGAATTAATTGTATAGGAATCAAAATGACCGACGAAAACAAAGACCACCTTATAACTTGGAACGACTCTGACCCTACTGGAAAGGCCAGAGCTTTTAACCAATATGCAGATTCTCAAGATGCTTACGAAGGTGTCAGCAAAGCGAACCACAGGGAATACCTAGACATTGAACCAAACAGGTCAGTCAGACCCAGCTTTGGACACAGTGACTACTATGCCTTCAGACCAGAAGAGCAGGTTCCTCGCAAGCAAAAGAGGATTATCAAAATGTGTATGGACGCATATGATAAGGTTGGTATCGTTAGAAATGTAATTGATCTTATGGGTGACTTTGGCTGTCAAGGTATAAACATAGTACACGAAAACAGAAGTGTTGAGAAGTTTTACCAACAGTGGTTTAAAAAATGCAACGGCAAAGAGAGATCAGAAAGATTTCTAAATAATCTCTATAGAACTGGCCAAGTGTTTGTTTACAAAAGCTATGCTAATATAACTCCAGATATAAAGAAGTATATAAGATCTTTAGCAAAAGATATAACACTGGAAATTCCAGACATTGAAGAAAACTTGGTTCCTTGGAGATATAACTTCTTAAATCCTCTAAATGTAGACATGAAAAACGGAAGTGTCAACCTTTTCTTAGGGGTTAAAAAATACGAACTTTCATCAAATAGCTTTTTTGACAACTTCAAGGATGGAGGAGTTCCCAACAATGTAATGGAAACTCTTCCACAGAATGTCAAAACCGCAATGAAAGATGGAAAGAAGAAGATAGAGCTAGAGCAAGATAGGCTCAGTACATTCTACTACAAAAAAGACGACTGGCAACAGTGGGCACATCCGCTCACGTATGCAATTCTAGACGACATAATCATGTTAGAAAAAATGAGACTTGCAGATCTGTCCGCCCTAGACGGTGCTATTTCCAATATAAGACTATGGACGCTTGGTAGTCTAGATCACAAAATCCTACCAAATAAATCCGCAATTAACAAGCTTAGAAATATTCTAGCAAGCAACGTTGGCGGAGGCACAATGGAATTAGTCTGGGGTCCAGAGCTTTCTTACACTGAATCAAATAGTCAAGTATACAAATTTTTAGGCTCTGAAAAATACACCTCAGTACTTAACAGTATCTACGCAGGCTTAGGCGTACCTCCCACGCTAACGGGTATGGCTAACAATGGTGGTGGATTTACGAACAACTTCATTTCTCTAAAAACATTGGTAGAAAGACTCCAGTACGGAAGAGATCAGCTAAGTAAATTTTGGGAAGCTGAAGTTGAATTCATAAGGAAATCTATGGGTTTTAGAAAAGCCCCCCATATAACCTTTGATCAAATGAGCCTGTCTGACGAGGCTAGCGAGAAGAACTTGCTAATACAACTTGCAGATAGAGATATTATTAGCCATGAAACCGTACTAGAAAGATTTAAAGAAATACCTCAAGTAGAGAAAATGCGTTTACAAAGAGAGGGTAAAGATAGAAATAAAGAAAAATTACCCGACAAGGCAAGTCCTTTTCATAACGCCAATCACAAGAAAGACCTTGAAAAAATCGACAAACAAGACAAACAGCAAGAAAAGAAGCAGCAAAACGAACCTAGTCCAAAAACTAAAGAAGTCAAGAAAAATGGCCGTCCGCCATTTTCCCCTGACAAAGAACCAAGGAAGAAAAGAGTCGAGACTCCTAAGTCAACTCCCGGACTAGCAGACTTAATTGTCTGGTCAAATGATGCTTTTGAGGATATCTCAACGACACTAAACAAGGCTTTCCTTGGTGCCAACAATAAGAAAAATCTAAGACAACTAACAAAAGCCGAAGTGTGCAGCCTAGAAGATCTTAAAATACAAGTACTAAGCAACCTTGAGCTAATGTCCACCACAGATGAAGACTCTATACTAAAAGCACTGTCTTCAAAGACTAAAATCCCAAAAACACTTAGAGAAAAACTAACATCTGAAAAAATCTCAGCCTCTGAAATGCCAATAAATACTTACAAAAAGAAAATAATAGGGGCGTTCGTGGAACATTATTTCGACAATCCCTAGTGTTTTTTCATTTTTTTTATTTTTTTGTGTATAATCATCTGAGGTAAAATCATGACAATAAAAATATACCAAAAAGAAATAAATGACGGCATTGGTGACCTTGTAAAAAGCACGGCCAGTGTTGCATATTGTTCTGAAGCCACTTTACACAAAAGCGACATAGCGGTAGTTAGAGAAATTATCGCAAATGAAGACGTTTTAAATAAAGTAATAGCTGAGAACAAAGACCAGATAGACCTTTACTACTTAGAGTCTGTACTGGTTTCCACTGGGTGGAACAAAAATGATGACGTATTCATGTCCGACGCGACTTGGGCTGCTAGAAACACGCCTGAAGATAAACAGTTTAACTTTGGACACGATGAAAACGATATTATAGGGCATATTACCGGTAGTTATGTGCTCACAAAAGATGGAAAGGCTGTAGCCAACGACGAAGAGGCTAGGCCGGACGAGTTTGATATTGTGTCACAAGCAGTTCTCTATAACAGTTGGACCGGCGACGAGAATAGAGAGCGTATGGAAAAAATCATTTCCGAAATAGAAGATGGGAAATGGTACGTTTCTATGGAATGTCTGTTTGCGGGTTTTAATTACGCATTAATAGATGAAGACGGAAACGGAAAAGTGTTGGCTAGAAATGAACAATCTGCCTTCCTAAGTAAACACCTTCGTGCTTATGGCGGAGAAGGTAAATACGAGGGATATAAGATTGGTCGTGCTTTGGCTAATATTTCCTTTTCAGGAAAAGGGCTGGTTGCAAAACCGGCAAACTCAAGAAGTATAATCTTGAAAAATAATAAAAGTACCGCAAATATAACCTTTAATTTAAACGAATCTGATTCTCAACTTTTAATAGGAGACAATAATATGTCAGATCAACTACTGTTAGAAAAACAGTTGGCTGAAGTTCAGACCCAGCTTACACAAGCTAAGACTGAAAACGAAGCTATTAAGGCTAAGATCGAAGAAGCAAAAGATAAAGAATTTGCATCTAAAATCGAAGCACACGAAGCAGCAGAAGAGCAAAGTAAGGCAACGATTGATGAGCTTAATGAAACAATTAAGTCTAGTCAAGCTAGAGTCGCTGAACTTGCAGATACTCTTGCTACATCTCAAACTGAGCTTGCAGAAGCCATGAAGAAGATGGGCGAGATGAAGAAGAAAGCTACGATGGAAAAGAGAAAAGCCGCACTTGTAGAAGCTGGTATCAGTGAAGAAGACGTGGAAGAATCTCTTGCAAGCTTTGACGCTCTTGAAGAAGAAGCTTTTGAATCTGTTATCGCTCTGATGAAGAAGAAATTCGCAAAAGACGGTAAGAAAAAAGAAGACGAAGCAGAAGCTAAGATGCCTCCTGAACTTAAGGAAGCTCTCGAAAAGAAGAAAAAAGAGAAAGAAGCCAAAGCTGAAGACGAAGCAGAATCTGAAGAAGTTACTGCGGAAACCTTTAAAGAGGTAGAAACTACAGAGGCTGCACTTGTTGAAGCCGATGAGTACGACGAAGTCGAAGCAGCTCGTGCAAGCGTATCTGATTGGCTTTCAAACCACGTCCTTTCCAACAAATAATTTTATAGGAGATTTAACTATGGCTCTTAAAGCAGATAGATACGAAGAATCAACAGATATCAGCCACTTTTATAACGAGGGCACGGCCACTCGTGGTGGTGTTGTTGTTCTCGATGCAGCAGCTCTTGCTGGTGCTTCTGGTGCCGCACTTGACCAAGGTGAAAACCTTGTAAAGTATGCAACAGTAGACAAAGACAGTGTACCCGTTGGTATACTTTTAAACGATGTTGTCAACAAAGACTTGACTAGAACCCATCTTAATCAATATAAAGATGAAGTTCAAAAAGGTGGAAAAGTTACTCTTTTGACTCGCGGATGGGTTGTTACTAGTAATATTACTGGTACTCCTGCTGCTGGTAGTGTAGCTTATGCTGACGCAACAACCGCTGGTAACATTAATGTTGCTGCGGTAGCTAACGGTTCTGGTAACTTGGCTATTGGTCGATTCATGTCTCGCAAGGACGCTGATGGATACGCTAAAGTTTACGTAAACCTTCCTAACCACGGTGCCAGCAACGGCGACTCATAATAACACCTAATCCAAAAGGAGACAACATATGTCATATACAGAAAGACCTAGCGATGAATTCATCGGACTTCTAAAGAAGTCTGGTGATAGCGATCAAAACGTCGCGTACGCTGCACAGCGAGAATTTGCTAAAGCGTTAGAACTTCCCTTACGTAAAGGTGTTCTTGTAGGAAATATCCTTGGTGATATTTTTGAAACTATCAACGTTGAGCCGGGAGCCTCTACCGAGTATCCTCTTGACTTGATTTCTCCGGGACTTGAGGGTGAGCACGTAGCTTACACCAATCCCGGTCACGGTCGCGTTCCAGAACGAGCCGTCGAAAGTGACTACGTAACAATTCCAACTTACAGCATTACCTCAAGTATCGACTACTTGTTACGTTATGCTCGTGAAGCACGTTGGGATATCGTAGCTCGTGCGATGCAGGCTCTTGAAGCTGGATTTACCAAGAAGATGAACGATGACGGATGGCACACATTGTTGGCCGCTGGCGTTGATAGAAACATCTTGGTTTACGATGGTGACGCAACTGCCGGTATGTTTAGCAAGAGACTCGTTTCTCTCATGCAAACCACTATGCGAAGAAACTCTGGCGGTAACACTGGCTCTGCTAATCGCGGACGCCTTACAGACCTTTACGTATCTCCAGAAGCTCTGGAAGATGTTCGTAACTGGGGTCTGGACCAAGTCGACGAAGTAACTCGTCGCGAAATCTACACTGCAAGCGAAGGTGGTGCCCCAATCACCCGTATCTTTGGTGTAAATCTTCATGACCTCGACGAACTCGGAGAAGGTCAAGAATATCAGACGTTCTTTACGGACGGTCTTGGTGGTGCTGTTCAGACCTCTGACCTTGAATTGGTCGTTGGTGTTGATCAGGGTGCTAATGATAGCTTCATTATGCCTATCAAGCAGCAAATGCAAGTTTTTGAAGATCCTACTCTTCATCGACAGCAACGAGCTGGATACTACGGCTTTGCTGAACTTGGATTTGGCGTTTTGGATAATAGAAGAGTAATCCTAGGATCATTCTAATATCCCTTTACGTCTGAAACGAGAAAGAGTCATTCTCATATTATTGGGGATGGCTCTTTTTTCGTGTATAATAGGATATAAACTACAGTCTAATCAAGGACTTTCAGGAGGTTTTTAAATGGCTTCTTTATCAGACTACTTAGAATCTGGTCTTTTACACCACCTTTTTAGAGGAGAAAGCTTCTCTAAACCAACAAACATAGCTGTAGCCCTATGTTCAGGTGTTCCACAAGAATCAGACACTGGATCAACAATGCCAGAAATGCCAACAGGTATTGATGGTGTTACTACTGGTTATGCCAGAATTAACTTGGGCGACCCTTCTTCACTTGGAAATGGCAAGTGGAGTTATAGTTCCGACGACCTTACCGCTGGTAGCGGTGTTATCAAAAACGCTTCCGCTTTCATGTTTGATGAAGGTGACGGAAGTGCTGCTTTGGTTGATTGGGGATGGGTGTCAGGTATAGCTATTATGGATTCCGGAGAATACGGAACTGGCAACATGTTAATGTATGCTGAATTATCCAACCCTAGAATAATCTATACCGGAGACACAGTGAAGTTTGACACTTCAACTTTACAAATCAGCTTTAGTTAATTTTTTAGGCCCAAAAAATGATACTGACAAAATCTGAGTATATAGCTAAGATAAACTCTCTGCTAGAGGATAACTCTACACAGTTAATATCTCCGCTTGACATTAGAATATCACTTAGAGACTTGGTAGATTCAGTCCATTTGCTTACAGATGGACAAGAAATACTAAGCTCTAATTTTGCTACACCGGACACTAGAAGCACTTTAGCTGGCGAACTGTCTTTAAATAAATTGCAATACGCTGGAAGAACCAGTGTAGATAACTCAGCTTTTGGCTATTACTCTTTGGGTGCAAACTACGACGGATCTCAAAACACCGCCATAGGCTCCCATTCTATGGGATGCAACTTAAAAGGAACCTACAATACAGCTCTAGGTTTTAATTCCTTAGCAGGAAATACAACTGGATCTGGAAACTTGGCTTTAGGTTCTTTAGCACTTCAGTCAGCGAGAACGGGATCGTTCAACATCGCGATAGGCCACGGTGCCGGTAGCCACATAGGTGATGACGCTAGTTATACATTTTATCTAGGCGTTGACCCTATAGACTCTGATTATGGCTGTGAAGACCTAGATGGGTCTGGTAGAATTCCATTAATGTTTGGAGATCTTCTTAATAACAGGCTTTCTATAGCTACTCAAGTTGTGCATGAAGGGGCAGTTTTACAGGTTTCTGGAGACATATCCCCTTCTCATAGCGGATCTTTCAATCTTGGAAATTCCTCATACCCATTCTCTTCCGTTAATGAATTAATTAATTTTTCCGGAGGAAAGATAGGTGTCAACACAACCGCCCCTTCGGGAGATCAAGGATTAGTAACTGTCGCTGGACATATTGTACCGGCAGAAAATGGTAGCTATGCTTTAGGTTGGTCTGACGGCACTGTAGCTGGAAACAAACTGCTGTGGGACGGTTACTTTAATGATATTCTGGTTAGCGGTAACGCCGTAATAAACGACCTACAATACCACACAATTAACGAATGTCTATATGACTGTAAAACCTTACACTTAGCAACCAGCGGTCTTTGTGATGATGCAGGATTAGGGTTTCACAACGACTCCGTATGTGGATATCTAACTGATGAAGGTATAGATGGAGGAGGATTTGAAATACACTCCAGCGGATATGACTATCAAAGAGATTATCAGTTCATATTCAGAAACTCAGACCCAGACATTCAATGTTTAGAGATAGATAATAACTTCTCTAGATCTAGATGGCAATCAAATATAAGTATAGAAATTGATAGTGGCTGTCACTTCCAAGGAAATAGGGTTTTGGGTGACCACGGTCTTTCCTTGGCCAAACAAAGTGGTTGCTACGGTATTTTCACTCGCAGTGAACACCCCTCTGGTGACAAGGCGTACATAGGTAGAGAAGACCACGTTGGTGCATATCCAACATTTAAAGATGTAAACTTTATAGCTAACTCAGGTACACATCTAGGTGCTGACGCTAACCCCTCTGGATATAATTATTCTGTAATGTACGGAAGTGTTGATTCAGGCGTTAAGATTACTCAAGAGTTTGCGAGCAGGATAAAGACAGCCGCTGGTAAACGAGGGTTTAGAATTGTTTATCACGACGAGATTGGTGTATAAAGAGGAAAACAATGACTAAAAAAGATAGACTATCAATACATATAGATAACGGCCAAACTGACGTTTTTGAAGCTGTAACTGTTTTAAGAAACGGGGGCACAATCTCTGAGTCTGGCTTGGTTGGTATAACAAACGTTCAATCGCAACCAAATTCCGAAGTGATGCCTTCTGCGGTAGTACCAGAAACCATTTTTAATGTTCAATCTTCTGGAGACTCTCAGGTTAGGCTTTCTTCTCTTTCATCTACCGGAAGAAGCAAAGTAGAACTCTTAGCAAATGGAAACCAGCCATCTTCGGGCATGGTTATATCCTACCAAAAAGACTCTCAACGATCTTGCGAGTTGGCTAGATTAGGAGAAACCTCTATTGCTGTAGAATCTGCCGATGATCCCAGCTCTTCAGTAGCTAGCGACATTGGCAGAGAGATAAGCTTTTTAGTAAATCAAAACGGCACCACGGCTATTGGTACTATAAAATCCAGAGGTGCTGGATTAATAGAAGAAGATGGACAGTCAGTTCAAAACCTCACCATCATAGACACCAATTCTACTCTTCAAATCTCTATGAGTGGATACCCACAAAAAAGTGGCACACTATCACTAAGAGAACAGTCTGAAAGCCCAGCCGCAACCACAAATTATGGTAAGATATATGTAAAACCTTACGAGTTTGCCCCGCAGACTCAATCGGTATATTTTTCTGACGATGCTGGCAACGAGTTCAATCTAGCGGGAAGCACGCTTGACTCAAAACAGGGGCATTTATACGGCAATCAATACGGCAACACTTATGGCGGTTGGTATACACCTGAAGCAAGACTTGAAAATAGTGTTATAAGTAAAAACACATTTGTTGGATTTGGAATACAGGCCCAAGGCACCCTATCAAACAATACGGTACTGGGCTTTAACTCCTTTAGTGGCGGTCAAGAGGGTTCTAACAACACCATAATAGGTAGTCATTCTCTTACACAATCAAACTTTTCTCAAAGCAATATTATACTTGGATATAATAACGCAACTCTAACTGACGGCACAGCAGAGTCGGAACTCGGACCAAGCAATACCATAATAATAGGAAACAGCCTATTTGTAGATAGCACTCCAGAAGATTATACTTTAGCAATTGGTCAAGACGGAACACCAATAGTAACAGGTTTACTAAAAGGAAGCTCTAGAAAACTGACAATCATTGGTTCAGAGGCTGAAGACACTAGATTCTCAGTTGAAAAAGGCAGTTTTGACTACAATTTAGGTCACGTATTTGAAAACAACAGACACACAATTACTTTTGGTAGTCAAGATAGCGTAAGTGCCCTACAAGTCAGAACCATGATGTCCATGAGATTTTCAAACTCTCTTGGACACGAACAAGTTTTGATGGATTATGACCCAAGTGGACTAATACTAAAAAGTGCAACTTGGGGGACGCCTACATTTAAAAGACCGACCGTATCTGTAAGCGGTGACCTTAGAATTCTAGGTGACATCCGTTTTAGTGACGGAACATCTCTTGATTCAATCGCTAATTTCAGACAATATTACGGCCTAGAAAATTCAGGAATCAAAAGACAACTAATTGGTGACAGTTATTATTTAGGTCTTGACTTTGATACTGTTCCTTTAGCTTCCGACCTCGCTAGTCCAATTCTTCCCGGAAGCACGTTTGTTGCTACTGATGTTGCGGAGGGTATGGGCAAGATGAGTCTAACATCTTTAGCCGCTTACATTACAAGTGGTGCAGCATCATTCTCCGATAATTGCAATGCCGTATTTACAAATGCAGAAAATACCATTCAATCCTCTAAAAACTCCAACTCTGTATTTATAGGGTGTGATGTTGCAACAAACGCAACAGGTTGGAAGCACGGAGTGTTTATCGGAACTAATGCCGGTTTAGACTCAACTACACCAAACGCGGGTCTTAGCACTGACACGGCTTGTACTTACATCGGCTATAAAGCTGGAGAGTCGGCAGCAAACACTGACAACGCCATTTTTATAGGATCTGCTGCTGGTAAAAATGCAGATTCTTCAACCAAGTCTATATTCATAGGACCAAACGCTGGTGAAAATAGCACAAATCCAAACTCTATTGGTATTGGCCCTCATGCCATGGGGGGAGAACTCTCTGATGCAGAGGGCGGCTCAAGGAATATTGAAATAGTAGCTGGTCTTGACGACAACCAAAGATTATTCTACACTAGTGGTGAGTTATCGGATACGCTGAATATTCAAAATGCTATAGCTGGTAATACAAAAATACCCGCCATATCTATCGGCAAGGCGACATTGACTCCAAATGCACCGCTTGAGGTAATAAGAGATACTACAGACACCAACTATTCATTAGGACACACAGACCCCAACATCCAAAAATGGATAAATAACGACTCAGGTGTTGCTAGAGTAAATTCTTCCGGTCATTACATAGAAACAACAATCTCTACAAATCATCCTGACGAACCGGGACATACGACTGAATCTTGGTACGGTACACACGAAGGCTTTATGGCAGAATATATTTATGCTCCTAGTAGCTTTACAAGCCCAACTAGCGGATGGATGACGACTAGGTCTTACGAAAACGGCTTTGCTTCTGATAGACAAATACTAGTAGTAAATAGAGATACTAAGCAGAATATACACGGTCCCGGTGCCTCTGGAGGTGCTGCGTACGTAGTAACGATGACAGTCAATGGAGAACACAGACCTGTATATATAAGTTGTTCGGGCAGCAGCTAGGAGATTTTAAATGACTAATTGTTGTCAGTGCGACGGCGTAACACCACCACCTCCCCCAGCGGTTGGCTCTTGTTGCTCTTTGGATGTCGATACAGCTTTAATTGTCTGCGAAGACGGCGTAAATGAAAACGACTGTCTATCTAGACCCGTGTCTACATGGGACTCCACCCTCACTTGTTCTCAAAGAGATTGCACCGGAGATCCCCCAACCTGCTTTACGGGTGACTCTTTAGTATTGATGGAAGACGGTAGTCACAGGAAAATATCAGAAGTTTCCGTTGGCGAGACAGTTAAATCTATCAATGGTGAAGTAAATACCGTGCTTCATATAGAAAAAACAATACTAGGTGGAAGAAAACTCTCCTCTATAAACGGATCTTCTTTATTCTTTAGCTATGATCACCCCATTGTAACCCAACAGGGCTTCAAGTCTTTAAACTCATATCTTTCGAGAAAGCTCTATTCTGACATTGAGTTTGTGGGAGATCTTGAATTAGGAGATATAATCTTCACAGAAGATGGTGGCGAGGCATCTGTAGAGGACTTACATTCTGAACACTCTGCCCCATACACTGCTCTATATGATTTATCATTAGATGGTAACCATATTTACTTTGTGAATGGAGTAGCGTTTCATAATTGTAGCTACGGCTCGGCTTGCTGCTATGACGGGGGCATTTATCTTGGTTGTGCTTCTATCGGTCCACCCCGGAAGACCCCTCTTGAGTATTGTAAACGGACATTCTCTTCATCGAACTCGGCTGAAAAGGTCGGGGGTTGTGAACAATGCCCTGAAGTAACAACCACTGCGGCCCCAACTACAACCACTTCTTACGACCCTCACGGTGCTTGCTGCGTCATGCAAATTGACAGAACGCAACAATGCATTGACAACTTTACGTTTTCTCAATGTTTTTCTTACGGTCCTTTTCCTACTGAAAACCTGTTTTATTATCACCATGGCTGTGATGATTTTCCGTGTGGAACAACCAGTCCGCCTACCACAACAACGGCAACCCCTGAAGTTGGATGCTGCATTTCAGCCACCGATTGTTTCGACGCAGACCCTGCCCTTTGTCTCGCAATGGGCGGAACAGTGTTGAGCGTACCATGTGAACTAGCTGGGCCAGATCCTTGTGCGTCAGCACCAACAACCACCCCTGAACCACCCACAACCACTACTGCAATTCCAGACGGAGCTTGTTGTGGTTATGATGGTTATGAATGGATATGTACAGACGGTGTAGCTGAAAGCGATTGTCGAGGTATCGAACAGGCACACTATCCGACCCTAACATGTGCAGAGGTTGCTTGCGAAACCGGCGGATCAACAACAACAACAACCACCGCCACCCCAACAACTACGGCTGATCCAGATGCTGCTACAACAAGTCCACCGGACGCTGAAGATCTGGATGAAAGTCTGGTGATTGGCGACGACACAACAACAACCACCGCTACCCCAACAACTACGGCTGATCCAGATGCTACAACCACAACAACAGGAAATCCTACTGGTACTGGAGCTTGTTGCGGGTGTAACTGTAGTGGTGGAAGTGGAACAGTGGTTGGCCTTGGTGCAGGAACAGGCTCTACATCGCAATGTCAATCTAGATTTGCTGATTCACCTTATTATTATTATTCATTCCACGCGGCTGCAAACGTCAACACAGGTGCTGAAAACCTCACGTATTGTACAAACCAGCATGACAACTCTATCTGTGATAGTGTTTGCCCAGACACAACCACCACTGCGGCCCCAACTACAACTACTGCGGCCTCAACTACAACCACTGCGGCCCCAACTACAACCACTGCGGCCCCAACTACAACCACTGCGGCCCCAACTACAACCACCGCGAGTGGAGGAGGAGAGGCTGGCGGCGGAGGAGGCGGCGGCTACGGACCATAATAATTGATTTTATTTTTAGGAGAAAAAAGATGGAACAAACATTAACTATAGGAATGGCACACCATAACGACTATCATGGTGTATACTTTACAATTCAAGACATTAGAAAAGAACTAATGTACAATAGGAGGTATGATCTATTACAAAAAATAGAATTTTTAGTAGTAGAAAACGATCCCACAAGCAATCACGCCGGAATGGTCAAGGATCTTGAAAAAAAGATTCGCAACCTAAAAGTTGTAGATTACACTGAAAAAGTAGGAACTTCTGCGTCTAGAAACAAAATCATAGAAGAAGCCAGAACACCTTTTGTTTTGGTTATGGATTGCCATGTTCTGTTATGCCCAGTTGTAGAATCGCTAGATAGGTTATTTACCTTTTTAGAATATAACTCAAAAACACAGGATTTATATACTGGTTCACTAGTACATGACGACCTAACCGGTATTTCAACTCACTATAATGATAGTTGGGGTGGAGAAATGTGGGGGCAATGGGGTTCAGCTTGGCAATGTGTTTGCGAAAGCTTTAATTTTTCAGTAAAGAACGAAAACAATAAAGCGGCTTTCTTTTCTTTAGAAAAACAAGAGAAACTTGATAAATGTGTATATTGTAGTAGAGAGTTTCCTAAAAACCTTAAGTACGCTGGACACGAAGGAGCTTTAGGGCAAGAGGGTTACAATAGAATTGGCGGTAAACCTAGCGAACCACCCTTTGCTGTTTTTGCCCAAGGGTTAGGATTATTTCTCACTAAGAAAATTTCTTGGCTAAAATTCAACGAGCACGCAGAAGGCTTTGGTGGAGAAGAATGTTATATACATGAAAAGTACAGGGCGGAAGGTCGCCATACTTATAACCTCCCTTTTTTAAAGTGGCTGCATAGATTCGGAAGACCCGATGGAGTTCCTTATCCACTGACACTAGAAAACAAGGTGAGAAATTATATACTTGAGTTTACAGAGCTGGGAAAAGACTTGGCCCCAGTGAAAAAGCACTTTGTAGATGAAGGCAATATGAACAAAGAGACTTTTGACAGAATAGAGCAGGAGTGCAAAAAGATTTACGGTACACCTAAGTCAACACTAGATCCAGAGGTACTCAGAGAGATAGAGAGTCTTAAAATAAAAATTAAACAATTAAGCAAGTCTGGCTGTAAAAACAAAACTTGTAAAAATAATTAGAGAAATAAATTATGGCATTTGTCTTAGCAGATAGAGTAAAAGAAACTACTACCACCTCCGGCACTGGAAGTTTATCCCTTGGCGGTGCTGTTGGTGGCTTTGTGTCGTTTTCTTCAGGTATTGGAGTAGGCAACACAACTTACTATGTAATAGAAAATGATGCTAAATTTGAAATAGGTATTGGTACCGTTTCTTCTGGCTCACTTTCTAGAGATACTGTTATAGCCAGTTCTGAAGGTGGCTCTAAGGTTAGTTTAACTGGTCTTTCATTTGTGTTTGTCGCCTTGCCAGCGTCAAAAACCGTCTTAAATGACGAAGTCGGTTCTACCAGCCTACCCGGAAGTTTGTCGCTCCTTACAGATAACTCCGAGATAGAGGTAGACAATCTTCTTGTACATAAATATGGCCACATAAACAATATAACTTCTAGTGGCGAAGTTATTAGTAGTGGAATGCTAACACTCACAAGAACGGGTGCTGGTAGTTTTTTTCATGCCTATAAAGAGGGTACGAACCCCACAATAGCTTTATATAGCGATGCAGCGGAATCTCCAGAGTGGAAGCTTGGACTAAAGGCAAACCCTAACTCCTCCGGAGATGCACCAACATACGGCTACATTCACGCTGAAGATGGAAACATTGGTTTATATGCAAACGACGCAAACACCCTATCTTTAAGTCACAGTTTAGGCTTTGTGCTTAAAAACAAGGGCAATACCACAATTACATCCTCCAACGACAACGGCACTTCTGTAAACGGAAACACTGCTGCTTACCCAGTATTGATACTAAAATCTGCCAGTGCTCAATCTGCAAATATTCAAGAGTGGCATAACAGTGCGGGTACAGCACTTTCTTATGTTGATAAAAGTGGTGAACTCTTTATAACAGGTCATAATGTACTTTCTAGCATAGATTCAAACAGTGCAAGCGGCGTAGCTATTAGCGGTTGGGCTAAGGCATATGTTGATCTTCATTCTCACAACGATGCGGTAAATGTTAGCGGTGCTTTACAACCACAGATCACGCAGAACGCAGAAGACATAATTACAGTATCTGGAATGACCACTGTTGGAATAGATGCATTACCGCATGTGTCAGGTGAACACTTTCTTGCACAAATAGATAATAACTCAGCAAGCGGCGTAGCTATTAGCGGGTACACAGACTACGCGGTGGGGTCAGGGGCTGATTTTACCATTTCTTCAGGTAATCAAAATCACGCATACATCGGTTCAGTTAGCGGATGGGCTACTGGGTCATTTGGAAACTCTAATGCGATATTTGCTGCTGACATTTTAGCTAACTCTGCTAGTGGCGTTGCCATCTCAGGCTACAATCAAGCATTTACAGAAATGCTAGATCGTTTACCACACGAATCTGGATATCACCTATTATCAGAAATAAGAAGCAATTCTACAAGTGGAGACATTGCTTACGGCAGAATTACCGCAAACTCTAATAGCGGAGTCGCGATATCTGGTTATAACTCAGCTTATACAGACATAGTGGTCGCCACAAATGTTGATTACACAAGCTCAGTTCTTCACGCTAGCGGTTTAGATGTTGGTCTTAGTGGTATACAATTCTCTGACGGAACTACACAAACCACCGCTGGTGCTTCTGAAGGTGTTCTTGCTAACTCAGCTAGTGGTGTAGCTATTAGCGGTTACATAGACTATGCTGTAGCTTCTGGTTCTGCTCTAACAGTAGATGTTTCGGGCTACAACTCAGCTTACACAGATATTAAAGTTGCAGCATTAGTTGATAGTGCTCCAGCGGCTTTAGACACGCTAAACGAATTAGCAGCAGCAATTAATGATGACGCAAGCATATCTACAACACTCACTAACTTAATAACAGTAAACACTACTGACATAAGAGCAAACTCTGCTAGTGGCACTGCTGTATTAGCAGAACTTAGAACAGAATCTGCCAGTGGTGTAAATCACGCTGCCGACATAATTCGCAACGCTGCCAGTGGAACTGCTGCTCTAGCGGAGCTTAGAATAGAATCTGCCAGCGGTACACAGGCTTTTGCAGAGTTTCGTTCGGGTTTTGCCGCCAGTGGGCTAACCTACGCCAATGGTGTAGACAACAGGATCACCACCTTTACTGACACCAATGCTCTAAACGGTGAAGCAAACCTAACTTTCGATGGAACTGAGCTTGCACTTAGCGGTAACGCTACCATAGACGGAAACCTAATATTAGGCTCCAGCGGAGTTGCAATTGTTAGCGGTATATCTGTTGGCGACAGCGGTGTTATCTTCCCGTCAATAAGCGATGGTGGGTTCCAACCTAATGCTGGTCAACAAATCGTCGTTCAGCCTTATGGTGGAACAACAACTTTTGTTTTTGATAGGTATTTTAACTATACTTGGAAAACGATTAGACCCTTAAGTGATAATACTAATGATATCGGTCGAAATGACCAAAAGTTTAAAGGGGGTTATTTCTACGAGGTTCAATCCGCAGATAAGTTACATGCTAGTGGGCTTTTTGCTAGCGGTATAACTGTAAACTCAACTGAAACAGCACTCGTGCCAGTCACCGTAAAGGCTGCGGCTTCTCAGTCTGCCAACCTGCAAGAGTGGCAAGATAGCAATGGGCTAGTTATTGCCAGTGTTGCTGCTGACGGAGCTATTGCGAGTAGCGGTGACGCCACCATAGACGGAAACCTAACGCTAGGTTCCAGCGGAGTTGTAATCGCTAGTGGCGTTAGCGTTGGAGGTAGCGGATTACTTGTAAATGACATAAGTAGTGCTACTGCTAGTACCGATATCAACATTACTTCAACTGACGATGTAAATATAAAAGCTGATAGCTCTAGTGTTATTAGATTTTATACTGGCTCTACAAGTAACTTTATAGTTACTGGCACTGAGTTTTACCCAAGCTCAGATAATTCTAGAGATCTTGGACTATCTAATAGAAGATTTTCTGACGTATTTACAGTTAGCACTCACGCAGAAAACGTCAACGCAGAAACTGTTAAAACTAGCGGACTTTTTGCTAGTGGTATAACTGTAAACTCAACTGAGACAGCACTCGTACCAGTCACCGTAAAGGCTGCGGCTTCTCATTCTGCCAACCTGCAAGAGTGGCAAGACAGCGATGGGCTAGTTATTGCTAGTATTGCCGCTGACGGAGCTATTGCGAGTAGCGGTGACGCCATCATAGACGGAAACCTAACGTTAGGTTCCAGCGGGGTTGTAATCGCTAGTGGCATATCTGTTGGTGACAGCGGCGTTGCCTCCCCCAATGTTGTCGCCGCAGTCGATAATCTAACACTACAAAGCAACAACGGCCAAGCTCTTATAAGCCTTGCAAACGGCGGTGCTGTATCAATCACTGCTTATAATAGCATCTATCAGCAGTTTACAACTGATGGAGTTGGTTATCGCCAAGATTTATATCCGATATTCTCGACACTTGATATGGGCAGTGATGCAAACAGATGGCAAAAAATATACACTCAAGAAATAAGTGCTAGTGGCGATGTCGCCATAGACGGAAACCTAACTCTAGGCTCCAGCGGAATTGCAAGTGCTAGTGGTATATCTGTTGGTGTTAGCGGTCTTAGGTTTTCTGACGGAACGACTCAAACCACAGCAGGCGGTGGTGACGGGGATGGCAGTGCTGCTGATATATTGGCGAACTCCGCGAGCGGTGTAGTAATATCGGGTATTGCAGCAGCCGGTGGCGGTTCAAGATCTGTTGCTGGAGATGTCGATAACTCCATTATTACATGGGTAACTAGTGACAACACCTTTGCTGCTGAATCTACTTTCTTGTACGATGGTAGTACAGTTTCTCTCAGTGGTGACATTCTTGCCGATGGAAACATTACCCTCGGTTCTAGTGGAACTCTTATTAGTAGCGGTGTTTCCTCAAGTGGCCTACGACTAGGTACTTATACTCCACTTGAAACAAACGAAACACTATACAATGATGGTGGCACTCTTAAATTTAATGGTTCCGCCGTCGGCTTAGACCACGCTATTAGCTCTGGTCAAAAAGCCTATGACTTAGCTGTAGCTGTAACATATGCATCTGGAAATGCTAACCTAACCGCAATCAACAACCTAACGACAGAACTGAGAACTGAGTCTGCGAGTGGTGTAAATCACGCTGCCGATATCATTCGCAATGCAGCCAGTGGAACCGCCGCTCTAGCAGAGCTTAGGATAGAGTCTGCGAGCGGCGTAAACCATGCAGCCGACATAATCCGCAATGCAGCCAGCGGTACAGCGACCAACACCTCTGTTACCAATCTTACCACGGAGCTGA